CCTAAGACTGGTGGATATGGAATCACTCTTACTGCCTCTCACACTGTTGTGTACTTTTCAAACAATTATGATCTTGAGATAAGACTACAAAGTGAAGATCGTGCTCATAGAATAGGACAGAAGAATAAAGTGACTTATGTTGACTTTGTTTGTAAAGGAACTGTTGATGAAAAGATATTAACTGCCTTGAAGAACAAGGTTGACATAGCCAGTCAAGTTATGGGTGATGAACTAAAGAGTTGGATTAGTTAATTATTTTTTAACTTTTCCGCCTTTTTTCTTAAAAGTTGCCTTAATTTTCCTAACGACATTATCAAGTTCTTTTTGTCCATAAAGATCTACGAATTTATTAATATTTTTAATATCTCTTTGTATTGCTTTTTTATGAGCAGCGTTTGCTTCTTTCAAGGATAATTTTTTAGTTGTCATACCTACCCCTAGTTTAGTTAGGGCTAACGTTGTAGCCTAAACCTTTAGTAGCTGCTCCGCCACCTCTTGCTACACCTCTAACAATTTTGTTAGATGCTGGAGCTACTTTTACAGATTTCTCTTTAGGAAGGTTTTTTCTTTTTGAGTCTCGCTTCATTTCTTACTCCTTTTTTTAGGTTTCTTAATAACACCACGTGCCATTAGTATGTCTTTCTTAGTGATCTTACCATCACCACTAAGATCTGGAAACTTCTTTTTTTTCTTTACTGAGCCACCTTTTTTAAAACCACCAGGTGCGTTTTTTGATGTCAAATCTAGTTCTTGAACTATTTTCATAGTGGCTTGTTTATCTTTAATAGACTTTTTACCAGATCCTTTAATATATCCAACTAAAGCTTCTGTAGCTGTTATTTCATTATCCATTTTTTTGTATATTTTTTGTAACTCTGAGTCACCGCTAGATTTTTGAGGTTTTTTATTCATTATGGAAATATCTTTCTTATTGCTTTTTTAACAAAACTTTTTCCACCACCAAGTGTAGTTCTTCTGCTCACAAAGTTGCTAGTAGAGGGTGTAGGAATTTCTCTTATTTTAGTTTCATTAGTTACTTTTGGCATTTTAATATGATCATATGTATATTTATTTCCCATGCTGGAATCCTACCTTTATACGTTAGTCTTTGCAACTATTTCTGCAAGACTTTCACATCTTTTCGTGGTCTGTGCATGCCATCTAGAGTCTTTCATCTCTGTAGCTGCGTCTTTCCAACGTTTCTCACGCATGGCTTTCCACATGTTGCGGAACTTGCGAACACCGTTTGTGCCCAGCTGAAAGACCATCTCCAGAATTACCTCTGACACAGGTTGAGGCAAATCGTGTCCAACACATTCATCTATTAGTAAATCAGCCCCCGCAGCAGCTCTATTCAAGTCTATATCAAATAGTTCTTCGACTTCCTCCATAGAGATTTCTACTCCTTCAGAGTATCTTTCTCGTTCGTGAGGCTGAATAAGGTGGCCTATACCGATCGTGGCTTTTCCCAAACTGTCCAGGTACATTTGAGTGCGCACGCCTTCGTGCAAACGCACTCGAGCTTTCAAGTCATCTGTTAATTCTATCATGTTTTATAAACTCCTAACTAATTATATAATATATTCTTTTGGAAGATTTTCAATTAATCTTGCTAAACCTGACTCTGGTTCATTTTTTGCTTGTAATAATGCCATTGGGCCAGTCCTATCATCTTGTGCTTTCATAATCATTTCAAGTTGACTTGGAGTCATTACTTTACCCATAGATTTTTTTATTTCAAACTCTTGACTAGAACCAGGAGCCCCGTAAGTCATCATGTATCTTTGCATGGCTTCATCAAATGGTCTTTGTCCCATTTCCATTTCTTGTTGAGG